TCATTCCATTTGCAATGAATCAATTTTCACTTCCAGTTCTATGCTGGTCGTGTAGCCGCTGTCGGCGCTCAGGCTGTGCGTCAGCGTGGTAATGATCCATTCGCCGTCATCAATCTGCTTTTTAAACCCCGTCACCTTTACCGGCATTTCGGTGTAAAGCTCAGCACGCCCGCGCGCCAGCTGGATCGAGAAGGTTGCTACGCCACGCTGCAGCCGTTCCCACTGCATTTTTGCTGCCCGCTCTGCGTTTGAACGGTTGGCATAGGTGCGGCTCAGCACCAGTACGTTTTCGTCGGTGCCGACGAGATAATCACCCTGTTTCGCTTCCGGCTCTTTTTTCTTCGCCGTGGTTATGCGGCGTCGCTTTACCTTTGTTTCCGGCTTTTTCGCTGGCTCGCGCGTATGCAGCCAGCTGGCTATCACGCCGGTGTAAGCGTCACGGTCAGCCAGGGTAAAGCGGTGATTGTCGCCGTCACGGCGCTGAATGGTGATGACCGGCAGCGCCTTGCCGCTGGCGTTTTTGCCCTGTCCCTGCCGGATAAACAGCAGTTTGCCATCCTTGACGCAGGCCAGCGCGCCACACTGGCGGGCCAGGCGCATCAGAAAACTGGCGTCGGATTCGTTGGTCTGGTCGATGTGGTCGATTACCATTTTCTCGACGTCGGAACCCAGCGCTAAATCCAGCTTGTGCTTTTCCGCAATCGCTTTGGTAATTTCGCCAACCGTGGTTTTGTGCCATGACTTTTCGCGTCTGGTATTCAGCGTCTGGCGGAAATCGGCGCTGCGGGCGCGAAGCGTCAGCCGGTCGGGCGTTCCGCTGTGCTCAATCTCATCAACCGTGTAACTGCCCTTGATGATAAGCGGCTCCCCCTCCCACCCCAGCGCCAGCTTTAACACTACGCCCCGGCGCGGCAGCTGCAGCAGGCCGTCTGCGTCGTCCAGCTCAATATCAAGCTGGTCAGCCTCAAAGCCCCGGTTATCGGTCAGCGTCAGGCTGATGAGCCGCTTTTGTATGGTCTGCGTGACGTCTGCGCCTGCCATCGTCAGCCGAAACGCCGGGGCGCTGGTCGTCCCTTTTACCCAGTTTTCTGCCTGCATCATCAGAAAAGCCCTCCCGCTGCTGCGGTAACTTTACCGGCCACGCCTGCCGCCGCGCTTTTCATGGCGTCAAGCTGGCCGCTCAGGCTGCCGAACATCTCGCCCAGCGACTCGTCAGCACGCTTTAACGTGAGCGTGAACTCAATACGCCTGCACGCGCCGTTACTGAAAAACTCGGCTTTGGTCTGGCTCAGGCTCTCAATCACAAACATGCCGTAAATGGTGCCGCTGCCCTCAATCAGCGGCCACGCGCGCCCCAGCTCCGCGATTTGCTCCAGGGCATAAAGCGATAATCTGCCGCCGGTCAGCTCCGGCAGCAACACGCCGGAAAGCGTCAGCGTATCGGTGTCCGGCCCGGCAAACTGCAGCGACGGGCGAAAGCCCACGCGGATGTTGGACGGAAACCGCCAGCTGCGCTGCAGCTGCAGCTCCTGATAAGGCACCGTTTCCAACATGAAAACGAACAGCCCCAGCGTCATCATCATTCGTCTAATCCCCCCTGATCACGGTAAGAACTCCGCGCGCGGGCTTTCGCCCGGCGCTCTCTTGCATCCAGCTGCCGCATCACCTCTGCAACCACGTCCTGCGCGCTCTGGCCCGGCTGCTGATGAATGGTAATGGGCGCGTGAATGGTGACAGGCGCGGCAGTTGTGGTGCTTTGCTTTGTGACCTTTTCCTGCACATAGCTGCCAGCGGGCAGGCTCATGGGATGAAGCGGGCGCGCAGCGGCAGGTGCGGCAGCCATACCCATCGCCAGCGCCGCCGAGGCAGCCAGTGCGGCAGTGCGGCGGCGGCTGGTAATGCGCGCCGGGCCGTTGACCAGCTCCGGCCCGTTCTCGCCCGCAATGCCATACTGACCGGCGGGAATGTAGCCACCGTTATCAAACAGCCCGGCAAAGCCGGTCGCCGTTTTGGCACGCCCGGCGACAGCAGCGGGCCGGTCTGACGCTCCGGCGTCTGGCCTCATGAAATCAGGAAGAAGGCTGAAAACACGCGGCGGACTCGGCGGGACCACAGGGCCGTCGGGGTGTTTACCGCCACTGGTCGCGGTAGGGACCACGGGCTTGTCGGCGGACGGTTTCATGAAGTCCGGCAGCAGGTCTGTCATGGATGACAGCCTGGCCTTGAGCGCCTCCCATTTGGCCGTGATGCCGTCGAGCATGGCGCTGATCATGTTGCTGCCCGCTTCTTTGAACCGCTCCGGCAGCGTGCTGGCCGAGTTAACCAGTTCATCCCACTTCTGCGACACGGCTGCCTTGATGCTTTGCCATGCCCCGGCGATGCCGTCGCGTATCGCATCCCAGCCTTTACCGATAATCCCCTGCAGCGCGCCATCCGCGAACAGGGACTTAACCCACTCCCACGCACCGGCTATTTTGCCTTTGATGGCCTCCCATGCCGCCGAGGTGTTATCCGTCACCCGCCGCCAGAGTGCATCAAACATCGGCCCGATGGTGTCCCAGTTACGCCAGATGTAAATTGCTGCCATTGCGATAAGGCCCAATACGGCCAGAATAGGGTTGGCAAACATCAGGCGGCCCAGCCAGATAACGCCGCTGCCGACGATACGCAATGCCTTACCGATCATCCCGAATGCGCCCACGCCCTTAAAGCGCAGCTGAGCCATGCTCAGCCTGATAACCGCCATCGGCCCGACAATGGCCGCAAAGCCGATTGCCAGCGTTCCCAGCCCGATGACGATGGCAGACACCGCCGCGCCGACTTTCACCAGCGCGCCAGCCAGCGCCTTGTTTTTATCTATCCACTGCGCCGCCCTGTTGGTGACTTTTTTAATCAGCTCCATGATGTCCATAAGCGGCTGGCGCAGCGTGTCGCCCAGACCGCTCATCGCATTATTGAGGCCGGTTTTGGACAGCAACCACTGCGCGGACAGGGAATCTTTGTTGATGGCAGACTCTTTCTCCATCGAACCCTTCGCCGCATCGCCCTGCGTCAGCGCCAGCTGTCGGCGCAGCTCCGGCAGGTTGTTGGCGAGTTTCGCCGCATCCTTGCCGAACTCCTTGCCGAATATCATCGTCAGGGCAGACAGGCGTTTGTTTTCGGGCAGTTTTTTGACCTTCTCCAGCACGCTGATGATGGTTCCCATCGCGTCCGTGGTCATCTGCTTTTCAATCTTTTTCGGGTCAAGCTTAAGCAGCGTCATCCCTTCCTGAAAGCGCTTGCCCTGCATGGTGGCAATCGACAGCTCGCGCACCATCGCATTGGCCGAACTCGCCGCAATCTCAGAGGTGGCACCGAGTGAAAGGAACGTTGAACCCAGCGCCGCCGCCTTGCGAAAGTCCAGCCGGTCGGCGTTGCCGCCCATGCGCTGCAGCACGTCGATAATGTCCGCCCCTTTCGACATGGCGTTATCGTCTAAATAGTTGAGCGCATCGCCCAGCTGCTCAATGTTGCGGGTCGGTATCTTGTACAGCTGGCTGATTTTTCCCAGCCCCTCGGCCAGCTGGTCGGCGGGCAGCTCAAACGCCGTTGACGCTTTGGCCGCCGTGGTGGCAAAGGCCAGTAAATCGCGCTTCTGGTCGGCGTAAGAATCATTCTGGTTCGTCACACCCATGCGCGCGCCGCCCTCAACCAGCGCGGCATAGTCAACCGCGCCGTGTTCCATCGGCAGTTGCTCACTGGCGGCCTTGATGGCGGCCTGCATGTCGTAAAACTGCGCGGTGCGGTTGCCTTTGTCATCGCGCAGCCCGTTGACCTGCTTTGCCACGCCCTTCATGGCGTCTTCCATATCCGCCGAGGCTTTAATAGCTGCCGCAAACGGCACGCCCATTGCCATCCCCGCCGCCGTGGCTGTCGCCCCGGCTCCGGCCACCTTATCGCGGGCCTCCAGCGTTTTGCCGTAGCGCTCACGCACGGCGCGCAATTTAGCCTGGCGCTCGCCCAGCTTTTTAAGCTCGCGCTGCTGCTGCTCAATCGCCTCCGTTGCGGCGCTGGCGTCGATTTTCAGGCGTCGCTGTGCCGCGCTCAGCTGCTTTGTATCAATACCGGCGGTGGTCAGCGCGCCGCGCTGCTGCTGTACCGAGCGCAGCAGGCCGTTGTAACTCTGCTGCAGGTCATTAACGCGGTTTTTTGCCTGCTCAAGTAAGCGTGACTGCTGCGCCGTGGGGCGGTTGGTGGCGGCAAACTGCGTCGCCAGCGCGGCAGCCTCCTGCCGGGCCGAGGCAAGATTGCGCTCCGTGATGGCAAGCTGCTGACGTGTTTTGCGAAAGCCGTCAATGCGCCCGGCCTGATCGTTCAGGCTTTTCAGGCGGTCTTTGCTGGCCTTGAGGGCGGCGGACAGCTCCTTAGAATCGTCGCGCGCGTTACGAAACGGGCGGGTAATTTTATCCACCGCGCTTAATACCACCTGCAGGCGCAGGTTTCTGTCACTCATCGTCACCGGCTCCGTTACGCAGGATCGCTTTGTGCCGCCACATCAGCACGTCCGCCAGCGACTCCGCGAACATGACCGGCGGCGGCCAGTGAAACACGGTGGCAATGTCTGCCACCAGATCGTCAACGGTCAGCTCTGCGGGAAAGCCGACAGTGCCGACTTCGGCAACAAAAAAGTGACCACCTCCACCGACAGCGCCAGTAAATCGGCGGGGTCCATTTCGTTGACCTCCTGCACGGTCAGCGCAGGCGTTGACACGCGCGGCAGCACGGCCATCACCGCGTTGACGTCCATTTCCATCAGCGCCTGCAGGCGCACGCCACGCAGCGCGCCGGACTGCGGCTTGCGCAGGACAATCTCTTTAATCTCGGTTTTGCCGCGCTGAATTGGGGTGTCCAGGGTGACGGTCTTTTCGTTAATGTTTTCGTTCATGTTCTTAATCCACTGAATAAAATTGATAAAAGCAGCAGGCCAGCGCCTGCCGCCGTGATTACAGGCCCAGCGCGCTGCGGTGCGCTTCCAGCAGGTCTTTGCCGTCAACGATGTGAACCATATTGACCAGATCCACCTCGTAGAGCACTTCGCCGTTAATTGTCAGCTTGGCGTAGCTGTTGGTTGCCGACACTTTGGTGGTGTTGGAGTCCGCCGTTTTCCACTCGCCGGAATCCAGCTCCTTGTAACGCCCGCGCGTGACCAGCTCCACCGCCTGCACCTCGCCCGTGTCGTCGCGCTGAATGGAGCCGGTAAAGCGCAGCTGAATGCCGTCAATCGTCGGCGTACCCATCTGTTTAAACAGCTTCGCCTCGGTGCCGCCGATGGTGAATTCCGTGTCCAGCGCGCCATCGTCCAGGCCCATATCAATATCCACCGCGCCCGGCATCCCGCCGCCCCGGTATTTTTCAAACTTCGTGGTGAGTTTCGGCAGGGTCAGCGATTCGATCACGCCCTGCCAGTTGTCGCCTGCGTTAAACAGGTTCAGGTGTTTTAACTTACGGGGTAAGGCCATGTGTTCAGCTCCTTATGCTTTAACGCTGGCGGCAAAGTTGACCAGATACTGGTCCGTGATGCGCTGGCGCAGCATCAGGTTTTCCAGCGGCGGCACCGGCGTATAGTCGTAATCGATAATGAGTTGCCCGGCCTTGAGCGTGTCTTTGGTGTTCACGGTGTCATCCAGCCAGCAGTCTGCGCCGATGAGATAGCCCTGATTCACCATACTGCGCAGCTTGGCGCGGATACTTTCGATGATGTCGCGGGCAAGCGACGGATTCAGCGCGCCGTCAACAGACCACAGCTGCGCCTCGGCCATCGTATCGGCCAGCACCTGCGCCGTGCGGGTGTAGCACTCAAAGGCAAACAGTGGGTCATCGCTCAGGCAGCGCGAACCCCAGAAGCGGAAACCATCCTTGCGGATAAGCGTGGTGACGTCGTTCTGGTTCAGCAGGCCCGCATCGGTTGCAGGGTCCTGTAAATCCCAGAACACGTCTTTTGAAATGCCGGTGACGCCGTTCACGCCGACGTTAGACAGGGACTTGTGCCAGCCGGTCGCCTCGTCAATTTTGGCGCGCAGTCCGAGCGCGCGGGCGGTGGCATACGCCGTCGCGTCAGCGTTCAGCACGGTGTCAAAGCTGATGAAATCAGGCCAGATGAGCATCCCTTCGCGCTGGCTGAAATTGGCGCGGTAGGCGATGACCTCGGACACGGTTTTGCAGCCGTAAGCGGAGACATACGCAAACGCGCGCAGGGTCTGCGCGACGCTCAGCAGCTCGGTTGCCACCGCCTTTGTGTCATGCCCCGGCACACCGAGAATGCGCGGCTTGACGCCACAGACGTTCTGCGCGGCCAGCAGCGCTTTCATGCCGGTGCGCATCCCGTCTGCGGTCACGCCGCCGATGATGTTGGATGTGGTTTCCGCCTCGGTTTCGCCCTGCGCGACGCGCACAACGACGACGAGCGGTTTTGCCTGGTCGGCGATGGCGTCCAGTGAGGCGGCCAGCGTACCGGTTTTACCGGCCTTGCCGATGGCGGTAGTGACGTCGGTGAGTAAAACCGGACGGTTGAGCGGAAACGCTGCCGCGTCGGCGTCATCAGCGGTGCAGACCATGCCGATGATGGCCGTGCTGACGGTGGTAATGGTTCGGGTGCCTTCGTTGACTTCGACAACGCGCACGCCGTGATGATAATCCTGTGCCATAGAGCAGATCCTCTGTTAAGGGGTTCCGCTATGGTGAAAGGGATGGCACGCGGGCGCACCCTGCGGCCATTGTCTGGCAGATGACACAAAGGAAAAAGGCCCGAAACGGGCCTTTTATCATACGGGGGTGTCGGGCCAGCTGATGTCCGGCGCATCAGCCGGGTTGATACGGTTTACCAGTACGCGGTATTTTTTCCAGGCGGTCAGCTGCACCTTTTCCGCCTCCTGTGCCATATCCAAATCAACGGAATCCTGCAACGGGGCAATGGCCGCTGTGGCGGCGGTAAGCAAAGCCTGCCTGCGGCTGGCGGCAGCGGCGGCCAGCTGGTCCCGCGTCGGCTCCGGCAAATCCACCCAGGCAGGGGCACCGCCGGTGCCGGGTGCGCGGTACTTGCCCTCCGGTGCGGCGCCCATAAACTCAGCCGCCACCGCGCCGGATACCTCTGCACAGTCAGCAGGCCAGCCGCCCTGGCTTTCATACGCTGCTCTCATCGACTGCGGGTAAAAGCAGTTCGTTGACGCGCTGTAGAAATACGTTTCGCTCATGGGGTCATCTCCCGATTGCCATCCAGTAAAGGTTAAAGCCGCCCGATCCGCTCATCCAGACGCTGAAACCGGTTTTCCGCGATAAATCATCCGCGACAACCCCAAAATCAACGTTGGTTTTTTCGCCGCCGAGATCTACCGAGGCATCCATCCACGACAGCTGGATGTTGTCGCAGGAAGCTGGAAACGCAATGGGTAAACTGACCTTTGTCCGGTAGTTTCCGACGTTGAATCCGATGATACCGAACTGGACAATACGCCCGCCCGGCAGACGGAAGTAATTTGCCCCGCCTTCAAAGGCGCTCATGTCCGGTATTTGTCCGGATCCGGTGCCGGTGTTTTTCAGCGCAGCGGTTCCCAGCTGCAGGAAGTCACGCAGCGCGGTCACGCTTTTTCCGCTCAGGCTGCTGAGGGTGTTGTCGAGCGGCTGCTTACCTGCCAGCGCATTGGTCATCGTGGCGGCAAAGTTCGGATCGTCGCCGAGCGCAGCGGCCAGCTCGTTAAGCGTGTCCAATGCCGCCGGTGATGAGTCAACCAGCTTTGCCAGCGCGGCCATAACAAACGCCGTGGTCGCAATCTGCGTGGTGCTGTCACCGGCTGCCGGGGTCGGGGCTTTAGGCGTGCCGCTCAGAACCGGGTCTTTTTTAGGGGCATACTGTGAATGCGGATCAGCGGCGGCGAGGTGCTTTGCCATAAGGCCGTCAGCGTAATCGCGCACCTCAATGGCCGCGTTATCCACACACTGGCGCGTAGCCAGAATCACCGAGGGGTCAATTTTGATAGTCACCGCGTCCGTGCTGCTCACAATCAGGATCATGCGGATAACCTGCGTGCGGCCGGAACCTTCTACCAGTTTAGGCTTATAGGTTTCGGCGCAGTTCGCCACCGCAATAAGCTCTCCAGCATCGTCATAGAGGCCGATTTCCCGAATCCACCACCCGCCCTCATCTTCGGGGATGACCTGCTCAGCAATAATCTGGCTGGCGTTTACAGGGTCAATGATCAGCGAGTTGACCGCTGCGCGGCGAACCTCGCGCACCAAACGTGTCTGCGTGGCGTCCGGCGTGGGAAGCACGCCGCCACCGTCGCCAACGCCCATATGCGTGATTTTCAGCTGCGTTCCCAGCGCGGCGGCCTGCGCCATTTTGGCCTGCCCGCGCAGGGTCAGCAGGGCGTAAAATTTTGCTGCCATGTTAAACCCTCAGTATGTCTGTTAAATGAAGTGTCGCACCCGTCATCGCACTGCCGCCGGTTTCAATAACTTCCGGCGTGTAGGGGTAAACCGTCATGATTTCGCCCACGTAAGCCCCGGCACCCGTCATCACCGTGCCGTTGCTCTGCAGGTTAATACTCATTCCCAGCATGTGACGGCTGCAGGGCTTGGCATCGCTGATAAGCCGCTCAAGCTCCTGATAGGTTTCCTCGGTTATGCCCTGTTCCTGCACACCAATATCCAGGCGAAACGTGCCTGGCGCTTCGCCGGTTTTCCACCACTCCTGCACGCGGATCAGGAAGCCAAACGGCTCCACCACGCGGCGCACGGCACTGATGGTGCCTTTATGCTGATGGATGTAAAACGCATCCATCACCACGCGACGTTTAACAGTTTCTGTCCAGACCTCGTCCCAGCGGTCCACCGAAAATGACCAGGCAAGGTAGGGCAAAAACCACACGGGACAGGCAGAAGGGTTCCACAGGTCGCGCAGCGGGACGTCCAGCCCGCTGATGCCGCTGCACGCCTCTGCAAACCTGCGCTCCAGCGCTGAGGATGCGGGCGGTAACAGGCTCTGGCTCATCCTTTGCCCCCGTTATCACTGGCAACGCTAACGGCCACCGCCGTGCAGTTGCCCGCCTGCGTGCGGTTCAGAATGATGTCCTGCGCCGGTTCGGTGATTTCCACCCAGTCCACGCCCGCCACGCGCAACACCGCCCCGTAAGACTCGCGGCGCACGCTGCGGCCCAGCTTTTTCTGGTCAGTCAGGTAGGCATCCATTGCCGCCTGCGCCGCCTCCAGACACGGGCCTGCGGCCACGCCGTCAAACAGGTGCAGCGTGGCTTTTACCTGATAATTAAATATCGCTGCTGCCTGCACCGTTACACGGTCTGCCACCGGACGCACTTCCTCGGCGTTTAACGCGACATTCACTGCATTCAGTAAATCCGCCGTTGCCGCCCCGCTGTTGTCCCGGCTCAGTACCGTGATCAGCACCTCCGCCGGTGCCGGACTCGTTGCCGACACGTCAGACACGCGCCCATCGGCACTTTTGGCGTAAAACTCATACGCCGCCGTCGGCCCGGCCACGCTCAGCCCCTCAAAGGCACCCGGCACGCGCAGGCGTAAATCGTCGTCGGACTCCATCACCGCCGCCACGGGCGGCACGGCGTCGGGGTTGGCCGGGGTGATGGTCAGGCGCTTAACGTTGTTGTTTGCCGCCAGCTGGTCCAGATCGGTGCCGAGCGCATAGGCCACCATGACCGCCTGCGCCGCCTCATTGATCCGCTGGCGCAGCAGGATTTCGCGGTAGACGTTTTCCTGCAGGCACTTGACCAGCGGATCGGATTCCAGCGCCAGCACGCTGCGCATGGCACCCTGCTGCTCTGACGGATACAGCGCAATCAGGTTTTCTTTACGTTCGGCCAGCAGCGTTTCAAAGTCCGGCACCTCAATGACTTCCGGCGCGGGAAGCTGTGATAAATCAATCACTGCCACGGTTCACCCCCGTTGGTATGATCATTGCCAGCGGCGAACCGTCGGCACGCTGTGCGTTTATCTCAACGACCATCGAGCCGTCATAAGCCGTTATGTAATTCACTGAAATCAGCCGGATGCGCGGCTCCCAGCGGCTCAGTGCGGTGTAGGTTGCCGCCATGACCTGCATACGGGTGACGCCGTTCTGCGGCTGATCGATGAGCGCGGAAAGCATGGATCCGTATTCACGACGCGCCAGGCGGCTGCCCTCCGGGGTCATCAGAATGTCGCTGACGCTCTGGCGAATATGATCGATATCGGTCAGCACTTTGCCGGTGTCGCGGTTCATACCGAGATACATCACGCCGGGCCTCCTGATGTGTCAGTACCAGACTTAACGCCGCTGTGTTTATGGGTATGCACCACGACGCCGTTAGAACTCATATCACCGCCGCGCTGTGTGACTGCGCCGTTAATGGCCGTTTCACTGTTGAGAGTTGTTTTACTGGCCTCAACGCCGAATGCCTCAGTCAGCAGTTGAATACCGTCCGCCGCTTCGATGCGCACGCTTTTGATGTTCTTTATCAGCAGCTGGCCGGTTGCCGGTTCATACTGAAAAAAACCGCCGTCGCTGTACTGCGTGGCGCTGCCATTCTTTGAATTCGCAGGCGGCGGGAATGCATCAGAGTAGATTGCGGGCAGCGCAAAGGCAGTTTCGAGGTTGCCGCCCATGCTCAGCAAAATGACCTGCTCGCCCACGGTAGGCTGCCACCACGTGCGTGTATTACCGGCACGTAGGGTGAGCCAGTTAATCCAGTTGGTTTCGAGGTCGCCCGTTTTCACCCGGCACAGCCAGTTAACCGGATCGACGTCGGACACGGTACCGGTGCGGATCAGGTTGGTAATAAGGCGCATGATTTCGGTAAGTTTTTCGTTCATGGTGTGAGAGTGCATGCATGTAAAAAAACATGCACTAAACTTGCTTTGTATAAGCTTTGGTACAACAACAACTAAAACAACATAAATTGAGTGTACTTTTAATCAACGCTCTGATGGTTGAGGTAGTAACTAACTACTGGTAATTATCTGCTAATGACAAAAGATTTTGTTGAGTTATATACATGATTACGTAATTATCAATTAATCTATATTCAATAATCTTTCTAAGCGAAATAAAAAATGAATAATATCAACAGATTTGGTCTGAGACGCCACATTCCTGAAGAAGTGAAAAGGCAAGTACGCCAACGAGATGGATTCGGTTGTATTTTTTGTGCCACGCCCATTATTGAATACGAACACGTTGACCCTTTGTTTGCTGATGCAACGGAACACTCACCAGAATGCATAACCCTATTATGTCCCACTTGCCATTCAAAGGTAACAAGGCAACAGATAAGTAAGGACATGGTAAAACAAGCGATGAAATCTCCAGCTGCAAAGCAGAAAGGTTTTATTGGAGATGAAATCTACTTTTCAGACTCTTTCCCAGAAGTAATTTTTGGAAGTTTCCATACTATTGGATGCAATGTTCCGATAAGAATCGGCCCGCATAACCTTCTAACCATTGAAGAAGTTGAAGGTAAGTTTCTTATAAACGCTAAATTTTGGGATTCAAGAGGAAATGAATCCCTACAAATCATAAGGAATGAATGGGTTGTTCCTGCGGAAAATATCTGGGATTTTAATGTAAAAGGCAATCGCTTTTATATTAAAGAAAACCAAGGTGGAACTGCACTCACAATACAAGTAATTGAAAACAAGTTACTCGTTATAGAAAACTTCAACATGCTTATTGATGATAAATATCGCTTACAAGGCAACGATAAAGTTCTGACCATTAATAATATGACCATTATTGGGGGTTCAGTAACCAACTGCACTTTTGGGATATTGTTCCGATAATAACTAGCTCTTATCATCATTCTAACAACCACTTTTTCAACTGTTCTTTAATGGAGTTTTTTAATTCATCATTGATTCCTAGTAACTTACGCCCAGCGTATTTCACCATAATGCCTCGCTTACTCACCCGATCACGTAGGCCGTAATGGTGAACGCGGGCAAGCCGCTGCACGGCAGGAATGAAAGCCACCTCGGCAATGTCGCCGGTTGCTTTTGTTTTCAGGTACTTTGCGGTTTTCAGCTTCACAAACATCTTGCGCTTTATTCGCCCCGGCTTTGTCCTGGCCGATACGCGTCGCGGTTCCCACGCGCTGCCGTCAGGCGCACGCTGTGCCGTCATGTTGGCCTGCTGAATCCGCCTCACGTCGCGTGCCACCTCGCGCAGCATCTTTTTGCGCTCTGCCGGTTCCAGCTTTGCCAGCAGCGCATCCAGCCAGGCGTCAACCTCGTGCAGATTATCCACGTTTCACCGTCCAGGCTTCCTCTGGCTCGTCCGGCTCCGGCACGGCTCTGACTTCTGTCACGCCGCTGACTTCCTCGGCAATAACACGCTCTGTCAGCTTTAAATTAATGCTGATGTCACACGCACCGTTGCCGAGAATGTCCACTTCAAACGTGCACAGCTGATCGCGCTCTGCAGGATTCTGCAGCGCATCGGGCTGGTTAATGCGCAGCCAGTACATTACCGCCGCCATCAGCAGGTTTTGATCGCCGGTGAAGTCCGTAATGATGACGTTAAGCGTGTAGCGGTATTCCCACGACACGGACGCGGCAGAAGTGGCAACCAGCGCACCTCTGTCAACAAAGAGGTGCAGCCTGTCGGGGTTCTCCTGCAGGTAAGCAACAGCGCTATTCAGGGCTTCGCGTAAGGACTGTGGCTTGTTCATCGTCTTTATCCTGGCAGGTTACTAAGGTGTCCACCTTGTCGGCGCAGGCCGCCCAGGCGGTTTCAGTCTCATCCAGCAGGGCCAGTAAATCGCCGTTAGTGCGCGCCGCTGACGGCCCCAGCTGGCAGCGGGTTATTTTGGGACAGCCACTGACGGTAAGATTCACCTCCGGTGATGGCCGGTCGCTGGCGCAGCCGGACAACAGCATCAGGCAGAGGGGCATCACTCCAGCGGCGAAGGGCGTCATTTTCACGTTTCAGATCCTCAATCTGGCGCTGCCGCTGGCGCAGCAGTGCGTTGTTTTTCTCAGCCGCCGCATACAGCTGCGTCTGTGCAAGGTTACTGCTCTGTGCCATGATGTTGACCGCCATCAGCTGGCTGTTTTTCTGGCTCAGCTTTTTATCCTTTGCGGCCAGCTCTGCCACCTGCGTGCCGATAGTCCTGTTTGCGCTGTGCAACTGCCACGACAGCAGCCCGGAGGTCACCAGCAGCATGACAAAGCAGGTCACCACAACGGCGCGCATCATGATGCCGCCCCTTTTAGGCACCAGCTCAGTTCCCGCCCGCGCCGGTTATCCAGCCCCTGATTAAATACGCCTTTCACGTACACCCATCGTGGCAGCTGATAACAGGCATCACGCCACCGGCTGGCCCTGATGAGTTTCACCATGGTTGATGCGCACACGTTGCCGGTGCCGACGTTAAACGCCAGCGACACCAGCGCGTCATAGACCTGCTGCGGCATGGTGACCGCCACGCAGCGCGCCAGTGCCGCCTCAACGCGCAACACATTGGTGATAAACGTCCCGGCGGCCTGCCGCCCGGTAATGCTTTTGCCGGGCACAACGCCCTGTGTGTTGCCGATCCCGTCGGTCCACACGCCCGCATCGCACAGGTATGGCTCAAGGCGGCAGCCTTCGTAATCAGCAATCAGTTTCAGCCCCTCAACCGAGGTATGCAGCTGCTGAAAGCCCGGCAGTGTGGCAGCGATGGCCAGCACCGCGCCGACGGCACAGCGTTTAACGGTTTGCAGATTCATAATCCTCCCGTGTGATGCGCCCGCTTGCCAGTAGCTGGTAGGTCTTGTGCTTGTAGTACCAGCTGATTAGCGCCATGCCGATGCCGATAATCAGCCCGGCCCACGTTGAAACGTCCTTAACCGATAAGTCGCCCAGCCATGCCATAAACACGGCCATCGACCAGGTGATAAACGTGCTGATTCTTTCCCACATGAGTCAGTCCCATAGCTGCACGGTCTGCGCCGTGGCTGCGGGCGCAACGTCCGGCAGCTCGACCTCTAAACCGTGGGGTAAGGTGGGGCCGTATTCCGCCAGCCCAGGATTGGCCTGTAACACACGCTCGGACAGCCCCTGCGTGCGCCCGTAGTGACGCCAGCACAGTGCGTCCACCGTGTCATACTGCTGCGCACGCACTTTCATCAGATAAGCTCGACGGTCACGTGCGGCAGATCCTGCACGCGGCTGATGGCCCAGCGCGCATCGCGCCACAGATCGCCGCTGGCATCGTCCAGCGTCTCGCCGCGCTTAGCGCCGGATGCAGTGGCGTCAAAGTCGCTGTATCGTTCGTTAAGTACCGCACGCGTCCAGCACCACACGGCGTTTTCATAGTGGTGCATGCGCACGCTCTTTCCGGCCAGCTGCTCAGCCGGTACGTCTCCCAGCCCGTTGTAACCGGCTACCTCCTGTCGCTCACGCCACGGATAAAGCTCGGCGTTCACCTCTGACATGGCGGTCAGCACCACCTGCTTAAGCCGCTCCTGCGTCACGGTGCCGTCAACGCGCATCGCGCTGCGAAACTTAGCCAAATCCAGATCCGGCCAGAATGAATTGTTCGGGATAATGACCGGCGCAACCGGCGACTGCTCTGGCGCTGTAAACTGCATCCTTACTACTCCTGAATAGGTGGGCGGTGGACGGGGTTTTGATGCGGCGCTGCCTGTCGCCACCCCGTGCCGCCCCGCGCGTGGGCACGTTCGGTTATCAGCTGTCTTTGCGGAGTTTCCGCTCAAGCTGCTCTATGTCTTTTTTCACCCCGCACTTTTCGTCCAGCTGCAGGGCGTGTTTAAGGTGATTCAGTGCGGATACCGGGTTGCTTTCAGTCTGCACCCAGCCGATGGATTTATGCAGACGCGCACGCGACTGATCCGGCATGTCTTCCCCGTCCACCGCGTCCAGCGTCTGCAGCAGCAGGTCAGAGTCAAACGGGGTTCCGGCCAGCATGGCGGCCTTTGCCGCGTCGGCCATTTCCTCAGCCAGCACCGTCGCCGTGTTGCGCTTGCCGACCGGCATCACCCAGCCGTGTTTAAGGGCGTGGCGGCCAATGGTCAGCGCACCGGCATAATCACCAGCATCGATACGCCACAGCATGACGTACATGATCACGTCATCCTGCTGCGCCCCGTCGACGCTCAGCACGCCCTCTGCCCAGGCGGCATACTTCGGCAGCACCTCAATCTTTACCTGCGCTTTGGTGACGGTGGACTGAATGCCCTTGAGGCGGCGGCGGTCTTCGTTAAGCTGCAGCAGCATCAGGTCATAGCCTTTCGCATGGCGACCGTTGCCGCCCGTGCGGGCGGCCTCCTGTCCCTGAATGAAGCGCGTGTGTGCGCGGAAAGGATTGGTCACGGGTTACGCTCCTGCGCTGCCGGTGCCGGTATTGTTGCCAGCGCCAGAGTCAACATTCGCCGCGCCCTGCTCGCTCATGGCCTTGACGACGTTTGCTGCAACCGTGGCAATGCGTTCGATTTCTGCTTCGCTCATTTCTGCTGGCGCGTTGCTGGTTTCGACCTCTTCTTCCTTCTCTGCCTCCTGCTCCAGCACTTCGATGTTTTCGATCAGGCAGGTGCAGTCGTAGTCTTCGACCACATACGCCTCGTTGACCGATTCAAGGTTTTCAACGCGATCCCGTTTCGGGTTGTCGATGAGGGAGCGGCGGCGCGTGTCGTCCTGGACATAAATCGACAGGTTATCAAGGCGCGTAATCAGCATCGCATCTGCCGGGAAGAACGGCGCACGCACCGCAGGTAGGCCGCCGATACGCTTCTGGCTGATAATCAAATCAGCGGCCAGCGCTTCGGTGTTGGGCTGGTCTTTGTTGACGATCGGGAAATATTTGTCGGCCAGCAGCTGGCGACCGCAGATCACTACCAGCTCGGTGTCATCCTGATACTGCACAGCGATTTTTTCAGACACCGCTCCCATCACCACGGCATCAAGGTTGTTGAATACGCCGCCTTTACCGATGGTGATTTTATCGGCGACAACTTTGCCATTGCTGTCGATATGCTGGCCCATCACCTGCGACGGTTTCTCCTGGCGGATTTTCTCCAGCCAGCCGATGTTGACGTCCTGCAGCAGCGGGTTCTGCACGCGGTTAGAGGTTTTCTCACGCCTGATACCGTTAAAGCCGATCATGATGCGGTCAAGCGCCTGGCGTTTCACAATCATGTCGCGGATGCGCACCTGAAAGTCGGTGAACTTCGCCCACATGTCCAGCTTCGCGTAGGGCAGCGCCGTGTCAAAGTTGGTCTGCGTGCATTTATAGCCTTCGCCATCGATGTAGGTGGGATCGGTAGGCTCGCGCTCTTTCTGCGTGGTGTCAGTTGTGCCCGCAATCGTGCCACCGATACCCAGCCCCAGGCGTTCGCCGCTCTGCTCAGCGACCGGCACAATGTTGATGCGCGTCAGAAAGTCTGATGACTCCTGAATTTTGGTTTCCAGCTTTTGCGCGACGGATGGCTCAACGGTAAATTTGCTGTTGAGGGCCGACAGGTTGATGTTGTTGATTTCCGCCAGTACCGACATGTAGGCGTTTAACTTAAAGCGGGTGTTGTTTTTCATCGTTTCTTGTTCTCTGTTCGTTAAGAGGGTTGGCCGCACCTGCATCAGCAGTCGGTGCGCACATCCTGGCTGTTGCTGTTGCCGTTACCGGGTGTGCGCGGGCGGAAGTCCTGGCGACCGTCTTCACGGCTCAGCTGTTCCTGCAACTGGCTGAAATCCGCCTGCAGCTGCTCACGGGCTGCAGCTTCTGCGCTCAGCGCTTCGGTAAAATGCGCCTGCAGGCTGCTGGCCTGCTCGCTCAGGGCAGTTTCAATGCGCTGGCTGAATGCCTGCTGCTCGGTGGCGACCAGCTCGACGGCCCTGTGAACGTCGCTGAAACGGGCGTCATCCAATTTCTGTTTGTTGCTGAAAAGTGCGGATACGCGGCTGAAAAGGGATGGCTTTTCGTCGGCCACATCCTCAAATTCGATCACGGTTTCGGTGGCGGCAGTAAACAGGTTGTCAGGATGCTGCTTGCGGTTTGCCAGCGGGTTTGCGCCTGCGCTGGCGCTGAACTGCAGCATTTCGGTGCCGAGGCTGGCCGGATCGTCCGTCACAGCGAGGCCAATCAGATACGCCTCGCCGGTGTCGGCGAACTCCGGGCGAATCTCCATTGAGGTGAAAAGCTTCTGCATGTTGCCGGTCATCGTGACCAGCTCATCCGTGGGGTTAATTACCGCGTACAGGCCCAGCTTGCCTTTCAGCAGGCCGTCACTGATTTCTTCGGTGTCCAGCGCATCGACCACACCGAAACGGCGAAACGCGCTGTCAGGCGTGTAACCCTTGATGTGCTCCATGTTGATCACGGCGGTGTAGACAGCCGGATCGTAATTGGCCGCCATCTGTTCCAGCCAGCTGCGCTCGATGGTGCGCCCGTCCGTGGTGGCACCTTCCACCCCGATGCGGAAACGCTTTGCTTTCTTTGCCATTGTCCAGGCTCCGGTTAGATAAAAACTCTGTGAGTCCCTATGTTTGCGGCGACAGGGGCGCTGAAACAACGCGACGACGTTGTACCGTAATTCACACAATCACTGGTGGCGGAAAAGGAAACGGGCGGGCCGTATTTTGGGGCCATGACAACGACAATCGCCCCCGCAGACCTCGATCCCCGCAGACAGGCTTTGCTGCTGTACTTTCAGGGATACCGCATCGCCCGCATTGCTGAAATGCTGGGAGAGAAACCCGCAACCGTTCACAGCTGGAAGAAGCGCGACAAGTGGGGCGAGTATGGCCCGCTTGACCAGATGCAGCTCACCACCGCCGCGCGCTACTGCCAGCTGGTCATGAAAGAGGTGAAGGAAGGAAAGGACTACAAAGAAATTGACCTGCTGGCCCGACAGTCAGAGCGCCATGCGCGCATCGGGAAGTTTAACAACGGCGGCAATGAGGCGGATTTAAACCCCAATGTCGAAAACCGCAACAAAGGCCCGCGCAAACCGCCTGAAAAAAACGTATTCAGCGACGCGCAGATCGAAAAGCTGCAGGACATCTTTCACAGCACGATGTTCGGCTACCAGCGCCAGTGGTGGGAAGCAGGCAATAAATACGCCGTCCGCAACCTGCTGAAATCGCGCCAGATTGGGGCGACGTTCTTTTTTGCCCGCGAGGCACTGCTGGATGCGCTCACCACCGGCCGCAACCAGATTTTTCTCTCGGCCAGCAAGGCGCAGGCGCACGTATTCAAGCAGTACATCGTGGAATTTGCCCGCGAGGCGGACGTGGACCTGAAAGGCGACCCGATGACGCTGGCTAACGGCGCGTGCCTGTACTTTCTCGGCACCAACGCCCGTACGGCGCAGAGTTATCACGGCAACCTGTACCTGGACGAATATTTCTGGATACCGAAATTTCAGGAACTGCAGAAAGTCGCCTCCGGTATGGCGTTGCACAAGAAGTGGCGCGAAACCTACTTTTCCACGCCGTCCAGCCTTACGCACAGCGCCTATCCGTTCTGGTCTGGCGCACAGTTCAATAAGGGCCGTGCCAAAGCTGACAGCGTTGATATTGACTTAAGTCACGCGTCGCTTGCTGCGGGCCGCCTGTGTGCCGACGGCCAGTTTCGCCAGATTATCACCGTTGAGGATGCCGTGCGCGGCGGCTGTGACCTGTTCGACCTAGAGCAGCTGCGCACGCGCTACAGCCCCGAGGACTATCAAAACCTGCTGATGTGCGTGTTTATGGATGACCTCGCCTCGGTGTTCCAGCTTGCCATGCTGCAGAAATGCATGGTGGACAGCTGGGAAGTGTGGGACGACTTCGAAGCGCTGGCGCTGCGCCCGTTCGGCTGGAAAGAGGTCTGGATTGGTTACGACCCGGCAAAGGGTACGCAGAACGGCGACAGCGCTGGCTGCGTGGTCATCGCGCCGCCAGCCGTACCGGGCGGCAAGTTCCGCATACTTGAGCGCCACCAGTGGCGCGGGATGGATTTCCGCGCGCAGGCCGACGCCATTAAAACCCTTACTCAGCAGTACAACGTGACCTACATCGGCATCGACTCGACCGGCGTCGGCCTCGGCGTCTATGAGAACGTAAAAGCCTTTTTCCCGCAGGTGAAAGAGTTTGTTTACAACCCGACGGTGAAAAATGCCCTGGTGCTGAAAGCCTACGACACCATCAGCAGCGGGCGAATGGAGTTTGACGCCAGCCACCTTGATATCGCTCAGTCTTTTATGTCCATCCGTAAGGCCACCACGGCCAGCGGCAACCGTCCAACCTATGAAACCAGCCGCAGCGAGGAAGTCAGCCACGGCGATTTAGCCTGGGCGACCATGCACGCGCTGGCAAATGAGCCGCTGCAGGGACAGGCGGCACACACGCAAAACATTGTGGAGATGTATTAATGAGCAGACGCGGGAACCGCACGCGCACGCAGCCCGTGCAGCAGCCGGAACAGATGACCAGCACAGCCGCCTCGGAGGCATTTACCTTTGGCGACCCGATCCCGGTACTCGACCGCCGCGAACTGCTGGACTACGTGGAGTGCGTCATCAATGACCGCTGGTATGAGCCGCCCGTAAGCGTTGACGGGCTGGCGCGCACGTTCCGCGCCGCCGTGCATCACAGCTCACCCATCAGTGTTAAGTGCAACATTCTGGCGAGTACCTTTATCCCGCACCCGCTTTTGAGCCAGCAGGCTTTTACCCGCTTTGCGATGGATTACCTGGTGTTTGCCAACGCGTACCTGGAGAAGCGAACCAGCCGCCTCGGCACCACGCTGAAACTTGAACCTTCGCTTGCCAAATATACACGGCGCGGGCTTGACCTGGACACGTACTGGTATGCGCATTACGGCCTTAACACGGAGCCATACGAATTTACAAAGGGCAGCGTGTTTCACCTGATGGAGCCGGATATCAATCAGGAAATTTACGGCGTGCCGGGTTACCTGTCTGCCATCCCGTCCGCGCTGCTGAATGAGTCGGCCACGCTTTTTCGCCGCAAGTATTACATTAACGGCAGCCATGCGGGCTTTATCATGTACATGACCGACCCGGCGCAGAGTCAGCAGGATGTTGACAACATCCGCAGCGCCATGAAAAGCGCAAAGGGCCCTGGCAACTTCCGCAACCTGTTTATGTACAGCCCGAACGGGAAGAAAGACGGCATTCAGATCATTCCGCTGTCAGAGGTGGCGGCCAAAGATGAGTTTCTGAATATCAAAAACGTGTCGCGGGATGATATGCTGGCCGTGCATCGCGTGCCGCCGCAGTTGATGGGGATAATCCCCAACAATACCGGCGGGTTTGGGGATGTTGAGAAGGCTAGCAAAGTATTTGTGCGTAATGAACTCATACCTTTGCAGAAAAGGCTTGAAGAGTTGAATGATTGGTTAGGAGAAAAAATTATTGATTTTTACCCTTATACCTTTGATAGCAACCAAGTTAATTAAACCATCCATCGATTTAGTTCAAATTTCATTTAGCCCTCAACCAATAAGTTGAGGGCTAAAATCACTTTAAAGACGCATCTTCACAAAGTGAAGCAAATGATTTATTACTGTAAAAAATACCGTTATTATCGTTGATATCTTTAAATATTCCGCATGCTTTATTATGTAATTCTATTGCACTCGCCTCACTCCTCCCTATAATTATTGTTTCCTTATTTTTGTTTGAATCATCTGAAAAGGACTGAAGAAGGAAAGATATTATATGGTCTTCAACTGGAAATGAGTAACCAATAAAAATTAAAACATCCGCTTGCCTGAGTTGAGAAGATGCTCGTATAAATGCCTGTTTGAAATACTTATCCCCATAATCTTGCTCATTAGATGGTAGAATAATATTCGGAGTCACCGTGGAATCTAATATTGAGCCATAATCTATTTCAAAGCCTTCCTTACCTGAAACTACCTCAAAGCCTCCGTTAAGCTTATATAGTCCAATTCCTCCCGGCTTGGGGCATAACATCCTCCCGTCAGAGTGAACAGGAAACCCTCTGACGATGTGTTTCTCCTCTAGGCTATTTAATACCTTATCAATAACTATATCATAATTTGTAGTTATAACATCCAATGATCTAGAAGTCGTAAGCGCCTCAAAAAAATTAATTATATCTTTTTTGCCTTTACTAGGCTTATCTACTTTTAGTTTATGTTCAGATTTAGGCACAAGCCTTAGAAATTTATCCTTAACATACCTTTTAATTTCTTTCTCAATTATATCCAATGTCTGTTTGTCTAAGTGGTATGGTAAAAGGCTGGGATATCTTTTAAAAATATCTATAGTGAACTTAAATTTTTTGAAGACACTTGCCTTATCAGAGTCACTAGCTTCTTTTTCCGCCCACTTAAGATTCAAAGTTTCGAATAACGAAAAAAAATTATAATCAGAAAAATTATCATCCGCCTCTTGCTGAGAGATTGAAAATACCTCATCGCTTAGCGGATAACGCTTATCCCATGCTTTAGAGAATCCAGCCCCCAGAAAAACACACACCTTCTTTTCATTAGTTTTGGCTAGAATATCGCCAAAACTTTTAATTGATAGAGGTATTTCCTTTTCATCAACACCATCGTAATTGAAAATATCAGCCATTTTTAAACTTCATCCTTAAAGAAAGAAGGTAAGGAGCCAAACTCTCCTCTAAAATACTTAGCAGAAATTTTTGCATCTTTTCTAACTGCGAAATTAGATACATTTATTATTTCAGAAGCGCCATCTGCACCTTTGGTAATTATATTTAACTCATCTCTTCTTATACAATCATCGATTAGAGGAATATTATGCGTTGAGAAAACAAACTGCGTATTTGCATCATTAACGACCTCAGATATAACATATTTTAAGAGACTATTCGCCAGGCCAAAATGCAATGATGTATCTATCTCATCAACATAAAGTGTGAAGTTGACAGACGATGTCCACGTGAAAGTTGATAAAAACCCTAATACATTGAGAGTTCCTTGCGAGAAAAATCCATTTCTATAATCAGGTCCTATAGGCAAGATGCTACCGTCATCGTTAGGAACGTTAAAAACGAATCTATACTTCCCTTCTTCGCCAAATTGTACAAGATTTGCTTCTACTATACCTAACGAACAAGAGTTTATCTTTTTATTATACTCAGCCAAGAAATCTACAACTTTTTCAGTAAACTGCCCTTCATTATCAGCAATTTCTTTACTAAACTTATTCTCTATAAAACTAAGAGCAAAAGCTTTATGTGTTTCTGGGCTGAAAGTAATTTGTCTAAATGCCCAACAGTAAATATCAAAAAGCTCTGGAATTTCAAGCGAACGGCTAAAAGTTATTAATGCACCCGTTTCCTTTAGAATAGGATTAATCAGCTGCTCATGTTTTTTATACTCATTCTTTTTAAAATCTACAACGTTTTCATACCGTTCAAAAATACATGACTCCCTTGCACCTTTCTTTATTGGCCTGCTATATAAATACTCTGATATTATTTTATCCTTAAAAATACTCAGCCCATATCTTAAAAAATTCGCATTCTCGTCATCGGTTATAATAATTTCAAAAGATGATGGTTCCTTTTTCTTATCTTTATTAAGTAAAAAAGGAGAATATAAATCTTCGAATTTATCATTATGAAGAGCAGAGCTAAAACTCCAGATTGCGCTTAGTAGTTGTGTTTTTCCGGCGCCATTCCCACCAATTAATGCAGCTACTTTGCTCACTCTCAAACCATTAGGAAGCTCCACAACATGCTGCGAGTGTTCATCAGAAGACGAAGCGGTAAAATTTAGAGTCTGACGCTCTTTGAAGTTACGGTAATTTTCTAAACTAAATGCTATAAGCATATGAAACCCTTTTTTTTGCAGAAAAATCGCAAAAACACGACTTTTAGACTGTATATCAGCTCCCGAGCCTTAGCAAGAGGATGGGAAGCAAAAGTCTCCGTTAGTTAACTACTGGTTAAGAAGCTTTGAGATGACTCCTTTGGAACTGAAAAAACTTTCGATTTTTGTATTTGAACCAACACAGTCTCTTAGTTGTGATGATCCCATTGCGCGCGCTCGTAGCCCCGCCACGCCTGCCCGCTTTATGTAGTGGTTTTCATGCACCTGCATGAACTATGAAAAAGCCCACCAGTATTGGCGGGCCAGAGGGTAAACGATCCTTTTGGGATCATGCGGATTCATGCAGCATAGACATGCACTCTCGCATCAGCGCTCAGAAAAGGGAGAAGGTGTGACCGGATTCAATCACATTAGGCTTTGGCGGCGGCCTGCGTGCGTACCTGATCAGGTATTCCCAACCGTCCCAAAACTTTGTTGGGTGCGGCAGCGTGAATACAAAAACGCCATCAAACGTCTGCCCCAGCCAGTACCCGCCACCTTGTTCTTTGGCTCGCTGAAAGAAAATGAACTCACCTTCTTTGTAATGCTCAAGAACCTGGCCGTGATAGACAATCCGGTAAAAGCTGTCTTTTCCGCCCATATCCAGCCCTGCCCTTCTATTCAGATACTTCCATCAAACGGGCATATTCGTGGCTTCTGACCTTTTTCATAAGCTCATCTGTCAGCTCAGACACCCATTGGATCGCCAGATTCTTTTCATCTTCACTACAATCGCTCGATGCGACTAATTTCATAAATAAATCAATACGCTGTAACTTCAATGACTCAAAGAAATAATCCTGCATAACATTTTCTCCCTACAAACAACTGTACATAAACACAGTATATTAGAGGATTCTTAAAGTGAAATGTTTTTTTACTTTTAACCTTACTTTTTGTGCGCTTCGCTTTCTGCTTTAGGTAAGTTGGCTGCCTTTGCCCTTTCAGCGAGCCTGTTGAAACGGCTCAGTATTTCGTCTTTACGTGAAGTGTCAACCTTGCTTTTGAATGGCCGCACTAAATCACCGTAACAGGTACTGCGGAACAGTTTTCCCGCAATTTCTGTCTGCGTGCCGCCTATTAGTCGCACGGCCAGACCGCGACTGATGGTTTCGCCGCTTAAATCTCTGACCTGGCCGATCACGTTGTCACACGCGGCCTCTATTTTGTCTGGACGCCGCAACGCTAAGTGTTTTTTATCCGGCTTTTCTGCCCTCAGTCGGGCCAGCAGCCGCCGCCGTTCTTTACGGCTCATACCTATGAAGTCTATTTCTTCCAAACTTTCCGGCGGGTTTGAATCCTCAGATCTCAAACGCCCCGTACAGTTATTGACAGAACTCCGAGAGGGCGCGGGCGCGCCCTGAAGGTCAAAACCAAAATCAACGGCACGTTTCGGAACAATCTTCCACTGTGCCAGACGGGTTAAAATCGGGGTGTCTGCGCCAACCTCAGTTGCGTAGACGCCCTTGATACGTACGGTTTCCTCACCGTACTCATTCAGCTCATCGCCCGACTGATACCATGCGCGCACGGCCAGCTCATCACGACGCACGAACGGGCCGCCCTGCGCGTTAACGTATGCCGCCCAGTCACCCACGTCTGCCGCGTCATGCGCAGCGGCAAACTCCACGCTGAGGCCGTGGGCGGTTTCGGTGTCATCCATGCGGCGCAGCTCGCGGTAAACCGTGACCGGCGCGCCACCGATAAACTGAAACTGTCGGATGTGCCAGCGGGCCGCCCAGGCAGAAACGGCGGGCGCGGTTTCTTTCAGCTCTTTGCCGCTTTCGTCGTCCAGCTCACCATCCAGCGCGTAGCCGTCGATATTCTTTGAAATGTACTTAGCAACGTAGCCCGTAGCGCTGCCCTTATCAGGATCGATGGCCTCGGCATGAAAGCGCGCTTTACGGGCTTTATCCGTGGTCAGCTCGTTGCTGTCCTCCTGAAAGGCATAGTCACGGATTGTCTGGCGCACCTGATCCGCATCTTCGGGACGCATAAACATCAGCATGTGCCAGTGGGGCGTTGCGTCGTGGTGGGGTTCAGCAACGCGAATGCCAAAGATTCGAATGTCATCGCGGTGCAGCTTTGCCCGGATGCGCTGCCACATGCTGCAGAGGTAACGCTGCGTGTCTGCGGGGCTGGCACCATTCCATTTGCGGTTACGATGGCCGGTTTTGATTGTGGCGTGATAGCGTGACGGCGCGGTCAGCGTGTAAAACTCGCCGACATAGCCCAGCTCATTACAGATATTTTCAAAGCCGCGAATGCGGGTCATCAGCTCACAGCGACGGATTGCCGGATTCGCCACGCTGCCGTCGTATTTTTCAATCAGGTTGATGCGGTTGCCTTCCTCGTCTTCCAGTTCCATGCCCTTTAAAAACTCACGGGTGCGGCGTTTCTGTTCCCGCCATTCTGAAACCGTCATTCTGCTGGCGTAGGGGGTGTGCTTTTTGCTGACGTTAGCCAGGCCAATCTGCAGGTGTTCCCGCCATGACGCAGCCACGCGGCGCAGCCGCCCCGTCCACCATTTTTCAGTCTGCATACGCAGCACTGCGGGCGTGACTTCCTCCGGATCAAAGAAACGGGACGTCACCCTGTCCCACAGTGGCGGCGTCTGATTAAATTCACGGGTGACGGCCGCCGCCGTCATGTAGACGCGGTGCGTGTATTTATAATCTGACTCATCAGCTGCCTGCGCGTGTGCCTGCACCAGCTCGGCCAGAATGAAGCTGGCTATATCACCGGCCAGCAAATCCACATCGGCACGCGACATATCAGCCAGGCGGTTAAAACGCTTCATCAGCTCCCACAACTGGCCGCCGGCACGCGCTGCGCCAGTTTCTTTCGGGGCGTTCTGCGCCAGCAGGTTAAAGGTGCTGGCGTCCATAGTCTTAACCCGGTACTGCTCGTTAACGCATTCAACACGCGGCAATGTGCGCTCAACGAAGGTTTTCGTTAAATACGCATTGGCGCGGGCAATGCCCTGTGATTTTTCCAGCTCGTTGACGCGACGTTTGACGTCGATTTGAATCAGCGTCGGTTGCCGCTCAAGCAGCTCCTGCGCACGCACTAAAGCCGCAATCATCTGACTGCGGCTGTGCATTTCCTCATAGGTGGGATAAGGGCTGGCGATGGCTTCCCGTGGGGCATTCCACGGGTAGGCGTACTGCTCAATCATGTAGCTGCCTCTTTTGCAGCCATATCAACCCCAACCGAGACAGCTGCAGGACGACGAACAGCAATGATTTCCGCCGCGCTCTTGCCGTCACCTGCAGCCACACCAACCGCGCGGGCAGCCCTAACGCTGGTCAGCTCGTAGGCATTAAAAAGCGTGCGCGTAAAGTCGGTATCGCTGTTTGAAGCGATGACCGGGCAGCGCTCTGACACGCTGGTTAACATGCTGGCTAAGTCCTGCTGCGCAGCCTTATCAAATCCGCCTGCGTGGTAGTTGCTAAACGTACCGTCATAAGGCGGGTCGCAGTAAACAACGTCACCGGCCTTAATCATGCTCAGCGTCTCGCGGAAATCAGCACAGACAAACGTTGCACGGTGAGCTTTGGATGCGAACGTTTCGATTTCTTCCAGGGGGAAATAGGGTTCAGAATAGTTACCGTAAGGAATATTAAATTCACTCTTACGGTTATAACGGCAAAGGCCACGATAGCCGTGGCGGTTAAGGTAAAGGAAATGTGCGGCGCGTTCGAGCAGAGGTAAAGCCGGGTCATGATTAAACGCTTCGCGGATGCGGTAATAATCCTCTGCCTTTTTGTTTTGGGTAAACAGGCTCATCGCCACTACGATAAACGGGCGCGTGTGTTCTTTAATCTGGCGGTAAAGATTAATCAGGTCGGGATTAACGTCAGCCACTAAATAAGCCGGGTAATCCGTTGCCATCATCACCGCGCAGGAACCTGCGAAGGGCTCAACGAGGCGATGCCCCTGCGGCAGATGAGCAAGCAGCTCAGGCATGAGGCGGGTTTTGTTGCCCGCCCACTTGAGGGTCGTACTCATACAGCACCGCCTTTGTAGTGGGCACTTTTCAGCTCGTTGATTTCCTGACAGGTAACGCAGTGGGTAACGCCCTGCACCGCACGGCGACGGGCCTCCGGTATCGCCTCATCGCAGGCCAGACAAAAGAACTCACCAGCCCCAACAGGCTGGTGACGTGCGTTAGCGAGATTGCGCTGCAGTTCTTCCTCAACGCGTGCCTGGACCAAATCCATTGAATCGGCCATTAGTGCAGCTCCCGCGCCTGATGCTCAAAACGCTCTGCCTCTTTATCCAGCAGCTCAATGATTTCCGGCGCGGTCATTTCGTGTTTGCGGGCATGAATGACCAGCGCCGCAATGCGGATTGATACGGCCAGCGCATCATCGCAGCGCTGTTCTGTTTTGGCCTTGCTCAGCAGTGCATTAAGCGTGTCTGCGTCAGCTTCAAAATTACGGGTTTGGGTATTTCTCATTGTTCAATTCTCCAGATTCAGGGCAAAGGAATGCCCGGCGGGTTTACGCCATTAATTTTTTGAGTCTTATTTACTCAGGTAAAAAACAGTCTGCGGTAGAAAACTGTCGGGGCAGAATCTTTCCCCAGCGCGCCATTTTATTCATCGCCATGATGATTAATTCGCGGCGGTATTCGTCGAAGTATTCAAACGGCTTGCCGATTTCCTCCTGCGAAAAGGTTCTAGGATTTTCGCGGTTAACCAGGGTTAATACGCAAAATTTAAACTCGTCATTCTGACGGTTGAAATAACGCAGTGACGGATTAGCGTTATTGTCACGCTGCTGCCGCCAGCTTTTCCGAAACTCATCAAACGACATTTTGTTAACAGCATCAGCACGATTGCCCGTTGAATGAGTTTTGGCAAAAGATGCCGGGCCTTGCTGTGCGGTTGTGTTGCCTGTTACTCGCTGCATGTTACCCCCTGAATAAACGCGCCATGAAACCGGCGGGTTTGCGTTTGCTGGTCAACCCCTGCAGCAGTTGCTTTTGGCTGTTGCACGGATGCCAGGGCTTGCCGTTCTCACCCATGATCCAGCCGTTGCCGTATGCTACGGACGGACTTTTACGCTTAAGACGTGATGCCAGTGAAATCATTAGCAGTCCCTCAGCTCAGGCCGATGGATGCGCCGAGGCCGCTGATAGCGTCTACGGTTGATGCCATAGTGGGATTGGAATGAATGCGGGCCTGTACTGCTATAGCGGCCAGACTCAGGCAGCGAATGCCGGTATTAACGCTTTGCATCAGGCTGCGGCGACAGGAAGTGCTCAACGCATCCTGATTCACTGCACCGGCTGCCAGCAGCCCCACTTCTGCCGTTGCCTTCAAAACGTAGGCTGACAATTTTTCCTCGGCGTGTTCGTTCATTGGTATGCAAGGCAAACAATGTAGCTGTGCCAGCGCACCATCCATCAAGGTTGCATCTTCGGTCAGGTCAGTGAGCAAAAGCATTTCCGCAACGGTCAACTGGTGCGGCTGCTCAGGGTTCAGCTTGTTGCGCAGGGTCTGCACGTTCATGCCTGCAGCCTGTGCCAGCTCTTTCATATTGTGAGACAGGGCGAATCTACGGCATGCCTCGTCAAAATGGTTATGTGTGGATACTCGAAAATCAAACATGATTAATCCCTTTCAATATCCCAATATGGATACATCAACCCTGCATTGTGATTTCGCAGCCAGAAGCGGCTTCAATAGTGAGAGCAACCATGTTGATTTCGATAAGCCCGTTTAAGCCCTCCTTCTTCCTAATGGGCAAACGGTTCTCGCGGTACATCTGGCGGACGGTGCCTTCCTTGTAACCAGTGCGACGGCAGAACTCTTCGACAGTAATGTACGGCTCTGAAATCACGAGATTGATTGAAGGGCGCATTGAAAGTTTACGAGTCATGATGCAGTATTCCCCAGTTTAGGTATTAGATATCACTATTAAACGCTATTCATCTCATCACAAACCGAAGAATAGGATCACAAAACGAATATGTCAACGAAAGAAAACACAAACCGCCATAACGCAAAGGTGGTTCGTGAAGCGGTAGAGAGTAACCGGGGCGGTAAAGACGTGATTTTTCGCTTAGTTGAAGCGTACGGTTTCAGCAGCCGTCAGGCGCTGTGCAATCATTTAGGCGTTTCGCAAAGTACGCTAGCCAACCGTTCTGCTCGCGATACCTTCCCTGCAGACTGGGTGATTATCTGCCATGTGGAAACGGGAGCATCGCTAACCTGGCTTACTACAGGTAAAGGTGCACGCTTTATGGAAGTGGAGGAATCCCGTGTTGTGATTGCAACACATAAAAAAATCTCAAATGGGATTTTAGAGTCTATGGATGATTTCATTCTGGATAAAGCATCACTACCCGAAGGCTTGAATGCCCCCTTTGTGATCAACGCAGATAGAAGCACTTATTTGGTTGATACCTATGAGGGCGAAATCGTCGATGGGTTATGGCTTATCGAGATTGATAATTTAGTCAGCATCCGAGAGCTGGTACGTTTTCCCGGTGGAAGAATACGTGTCGAGAATGGGAAGTCTTCATTTGAATGCCAATCAAGTGACATCGTAGTTTTAGGCAAAGTAATCACACGAACTGAATACTTGTAAGGCATGGAATGGCGATAAACAAATTACCTAACGGGAAATGGCAGGTACAAGTTTTCCCAAACGGCAGAGAAGGCAAAAGGATTCGCCGCCAGTTTGCGACGAAGGGCGAAGCACAGTCCTATGAGAAGTTCATAAAAGAGCAGGCTCAAGATAAGCCCTGGTTGGGAGAGAAAGCAGATAAACGGCGGGTAATTGATCTGGTTGAATTGTGGTTTAACACACACGGCATCACGTTAGCGGATGGCGAGAAGCGGCGAACCACTATGGCGTTCGCCTGCGAGGCGATGGGGAATCCACTCGCAACCGAGTTTAACGCGAAAATTTTTGCGTCTTATCGTGAACAGAGATTAAGCGGTAAAATTACCCGATCCAATAGAGTAAAGACAGTTACGCCTCGCACAGTAAATTTAGAGCTGGCTTATTTCAGAGCAATGTTTAATGAGTTGCGCAGGTTAGATGAATGGACCGCGCCTAATCCGCTTGAGAACGTACGTGAATTTAAGATCAGCGAATCAGAGATGGCTTATCTCACCACTGAGGAAATCAGAACCCTTCTCACAGAGTGTGAAAAGAGCCGTTCTAAAGATTTAATAACAATTGTGAAAATCTGCCTGGCAACTGGCGCACGATGGAGTGAAGCCGAAGGCTTGAAGGGAAACCAGATCCGCGCCGGTCAGATCATCTACGTGAAAACTAAAGGAAAGAAAAACCGCGCGGTACCGATAACAGAAAAATTGCAAGAAGAACTGCCATCGAGCAGAAAGGCGCAACCACTTTTTTCTAAATGCTATTCGGCATTCAGAAAAGCAATGCAGCGTGCAGGTATTGAAACACCTGCAGGACAACTGACGCACGTCTTACGTCACACATTTGCTTCTCACTTCATGATGAACGGCGGTAATATTCTAGTGCTTCAGAGGATATTGGGACATACGGATATCAAGGTTACAATGCGATATGCGCATTTTGCGCCCGATCATTTGTCTGAGGCTATGTTATTGAATCCGCTGAGCCGAGTAGATTACTAAAAAATCGTGCATTAATTAATTTACAATCAATATTCCAATATAAATCACTCGAAATCTTGTATTCCCATGGAAGGCTATTGCCTTCCAATAGACACGTAGTCACTAAAAATCATCTATATGCATCTAAATTTTTCAAAATTAATTTCTTTTCATTAGTAAGCGAAGTGAGCATATATTGGTCAATTTGGTCAGATAATTTGAACCTACCCTTTTTTATATTAAAATTATCTACACCATCATGTAATGCTGAAGCTATAAGTTTCGCATCATTTTTATCATTAACATTTGAAAATAACTCTAATATCAATCCATTTAGCTCTAAAAAATCTTCATTAATCAGTGTTGGTGAACAATCCCCTCTTTTTAATTTACCACTAATTGCATCAATTTTATTGTTTATCCTTTCTATAGACCCGATAACTCCCTTTCGCGATTCCACCCTAAGTATTTCATCTCTACTCCTTGATTTAGATTGAAAAATAATCTCAGTATTCACCATATTTGCAACTCTTTGCGAGTCGGCAACAAGGTATTTAATACTTTCTCTAAAGCTACTATAATTAGTTATAGTTGAACCGATCAATAGCAAAATTGGACCATAGGCGGTGATCCATGCCCTGATCGAACCATCTTCAAACTTTATTTCTATATCAACTTTATCATCAAGAAAAAATCTTATCCTTTCATCTGAAAAAGAAGTTATCTTCCTAATAATTTCGCTTAATGTTTTTTCTTTTTCTTGTTGAGATGCACTAATTAGCCACTCAGGTTCGACATGAACATAAGACTGGCTTAATATGTCTTTTCTTATATAGTCTGCCATATTTCAATCCTTGATCTAATTTATGTAAAATATTAACCAAACCCCATTACGCAATAATAAATCTCAACAAGCAATATTTCATGAGCGCAATCAGATTATTTTCTATGTAAGCCTCTTCAGCGGCCTACAAAAGAAAGATGATTTTCCTACTAACTTAAATGCCCCCAATCCCTCTTAATAGTCCAAGCAGGAGACCAAGAGACAAAAGTTCCGGGATCAAAAAATTCACCAACATTTACAATGTAATCAATACGTTCTGCTCTTATTGGCAAGGTATGATCAAATTTATCGCTCTCAAGGTCCCATACCCAATAACGAGGAATACCATCTCTGATCTTTTTTCCAAGAGCATAATCCATCGGAGCACACACTCTCTCGATGTAGCAACCATCATCTTCTGAAAAAAACCGAATTCTCAATTTTTGCTGGGTGTGTATACCATCAATGAACACATCATGCTGAACATGCATAATTATCCTCTTTGTGTTTTCTTAGGGGGGTACAGCTAGTAAGAGATATGACCAGTATAAAAGTTATACAATAGATTGTGATATTAGAACAACTCCCAATTTATACAATATGTTCTAAGATGTTGGCAGCAAAGTGGCAGCAGAGCGCAACGCTATGTGTCACTTTTCATCACTATACGGCCCAAAGAAAACATAAAAATCAGTAAGTTAATGATTTTACTCGCTTCAAATTGGGACTCATAATCGCTTGGTCGCTGGTTCAAGCCCAGCAGGGGCCACCAGATTTCACCTTTTGAATCAGGATATTAAGCCACTTTTAGCCGAGTGGCTTTTTTTCTATAGGCCAGCGTCACAAAAGCATCACATGACTTTATTCGTTCTTTTTGAACGCAGGTACAAAAAGCATACTTTCGCGAGCTTTCAGTGAAGTAATCATTACTTTCTGTCGTTATGCGTAAAAATCGGCACCTTATTAGTCTGGCGCGGCGAGACGATCATCCCCGCTATGCTTTCGTACGTTTTGAAGGTGCACCTGCTACGCGATCCTGGCGAGCGCGATCGCCACTTCCAGCGAGTTAAGGCCCGGCACGCCGAGCTGATTCTGCGCTTAACCGGACTTTCATTACAGTGTACTGGTCGTTTTCGTAAGTGGTACCGATGATGCTTGAGATGGTTTCCGCTTCGGTCGCACCCACGGCAACGCGCACCAAGACATTAACCGATTTGGCCTGGTCGACAATCGCCTGCTAACGTGCATTTTGCCCCGGCTTTGGCGATACCACCCTACACGTTAGCAAGCAATACCGGCGTATTCAGCGGTAGTGTCGGCGTCCCAGGCGGTACAGACCCGCCCAATAATCGCGGTAGAGATGATGGAAATGGTGCGCGTGCCATCCATGATTTCGACGATGCAGACACCGTGACAGTAATCAGACATCTGATGCCCCCCGTAAAATGGATGTGCTCATAATGTCAGGTCAGGCGATGCCGTTTATACAATTAGGGTTTGTTGAAGAATGATCGGGCATTTACTCGGGAATGATCGCTTTGCCTTGCTGTGGCACTATGAACAGCCATCATCAAAAAGAGGGAACGAGAATGATCTCAGGAAGAGCAGAAAGACAGGAACCTGGACGGTATTACACTTTTGAGTCAAGATTGCCCCCCGGAGAATTTTTTGAGCTTCGGCCACAACATCTACCACGCAATGCTCAGCCGGTGCTTGATGAAACAAGCGGTATGTGTATCGGCTACACAGTGGCTCAGGCTCCCGGCCTCTGGCAAATTTATGATGCACAGGGCCATTTTGTCCGGCTTGAAGAGGCTCCGCTTGAAACGCCGTTGTTCGATCCCACTGATATTGCACTGATTGCTTTTGGTGTTTTCCGCATTCTCCGCACTGGCCGTGCTTTATTTGAAGCGGGTACGCGAACAGCGATTACAGCAAAGCTTGGCCAGGGAACGATTTCATTTTTGCGCGCCCGGTTTAAGCTCGGCTTATCTGTACGCAACCTGAAAATGACCGAAATGGCTGCTAAGCACATGTATGAAACGGGTCGGTATGTTCCTTTACATATTCAGGAAAAAGCTATTCGTTTTGGTAAGCGAACGGCCGATCCCCGGAAAGTTAAAGGCCTGTACAGATACGAAATTGAGATGTACAAGCTTTATCGTAAGAAGGCCACTACTGAGTATAAAAAATACACACTCGAAGTTGTGGTAAGAGAGTCCGACTGGACAATCACCCACTTTATGTATTTTTAAAAACCGACAGGAACGCATCAATGTTTGATATTAAAGACGAGAAATTTACGTTTACGGTTTCTCCTTTTGAAAGAGTGGTCGATAACGACATTGACCCTGAACATCATCGCTGGGACTGGATAAAATCTTTTGTTGAATTTTCTGTTCCTGGCCTGAAAGCACAGTTTCAAACTGAATTTACGGTAGGTGAGCTACTGGAACTAAGTGAGCAATTTGCAGCGCACCATAACGCTTTAATTGCTCAAAGAGAGATAAAGCCTTTCGTGTTTCAAAGCCAGTGCCATCAACTGAATATGATAATCAGGAAAGTAACCGGCGACGATAGTGTAATGATTGAATATGACCTTCGTCCTGAAGCACATGCTGACAGCGTTCTGGTTAAAGGCGATTTCGGCATCAATGAGAGCTACTTCCCAGATATTTTAAAACGGCTGGATGAGATGATTAAATGGCAAAATTAAGCCTTCACGCCTCTAAAATTTTTCCTGATAGTCCCCACTGTAACGGGGATTTTTCTATTCAGGCTTTTCCGGCAAGCTGACATCCGGTGCTGCTTAGGTCTCAATGCGGTTCAGCTTCACGCGTTAGGTTCTCTGTTGTTCCAGCAGCCCTTTCTCGCTCTCCGTGGCGATTTTCCTGCCGCCTGGCCATTACACAGTATCCGCCATGTATCGTCGGGAATAGGGATATAGTCGTTGCCCGCAAAGGCTCGCTTGTTGAAAAGACGCACAACAGCATCAACACTCGACAGCTTATCCCGCCCGCCGTCATATCTGCCGCTATTGAAACACCATGCTTACCGGCATCGTACAGGCTGAGATTTTAAGGGCGCTGGCACCCAGTGCCGCGTCTTTAATTTCTGCCAGCGCGTTGGCCGTTTGCAGGTACTGCTTATGGGGATTATCGGCAGCAACATGTGCGGCTGCGCCTTGTCGGTATACGCCTTTACCTCAATTAACGCGTTATCCACAGCCTGCCGGACTGGCAGCACCACGGACGGATCGATTTTCAGCGTGACGGTGCTCTGGCAGAAGCTACGTATGCATAATTACGATATGCTCTACTTACTTTTCGAAGAGACTTTGAAGTATCTGATAGAAGTAGGAAGAATGTTGCGGAAAGAGTCCAACAGAACGGAGGTGCTGCTACGTGCCATCGAGAATCTTTAAACTATCATTCAAATTTGTTTCCGAGATATTGGGAACTTTGGTTTTGACAGCAACTGTATTTGGTATGATCTATGCAGGCTTTACGAATGAAGGTGCCATGCGGATCGTAGGACCTCTGGCTGTACTGATTTGCGGAACTGGGGCTTATGTGTTGGTGATGTATGCCACCACGAAAATCAGTGAAAACGATAAAAAGGGACAGATTAATCGATTTGACCTCAATGAGGATGGCTTAATTTTAAATCAGTAAACAGAAAAAATATCGCTCAAGATAATTTCGGTTTCCCATTTAATGATACTAGTTAGAACGGAAAATTTGAGATAAGAGCGGCTCTAGACTGTAATGATTTAAATGCTGATAGCATGAGTTTACATAAAAAACCTAAAAATGGCAGCAGAGCGCAACCCTATATGCCAATATTATATCACCAATCGACCTTAAGAAAACATAAAAACCAGTAAGACATTAATTTAATTAATTTAAAATTGGGAGTAAAAATTTTTCGACCACTTCACCCAAGATTAAGGGAAAAATATTTTACTGATTGCCGGTATTTTATTTAAATTCCTGGGAAGGAACTTAAATATTTAATTTTAAAAGATATACCGTACCAAAAAAACATATTGTAGAGTTAAAATAAGCATACAGTTTAGAAATTTATAATTTATTTATAATCACACCCACTTACTGTATCGTATATATACATAAGCAACTATAACGATCCAAGCGAGAACAAAAACCATTGGGTAAAACGTTACAAATCTTACAATGATATATGCTCCAATAAAACTAATTATAATTGGTACAAGATAAAAAAATGATTGAAGCAACCATAAAAAAAACCTCTTCATTTATTTAATATCTCATACAATGCATCAGCTATTTTTTCTGAATTATTGTCACCAGAATTTATTTGATAGATAATTTTAGTCATGTAGGGTTCAATTGTATAATATAGCATTTCAAGATTTTCTTTATATAGCAACTGATAATACTCTGGATCTTTGAACTTCAAATTATTCGCTGCTAAAGCCGCTAGTTGAGCTTTTGAATATAATGTCGTTCCGGTAATAAACCATGACGCAAATTTGTTAACCATGCTGATATGCGTTTCTTTAAAATCACCTGAGCTAACTATAAACTTTGTAATAGTTAGAGCTAAAGCCATTTTGCTAACTTTACTCGCAGCCTTGTTAGCAATAAAACCCATTTTTTGATGCAAGAATGAAGCAAGCTCGTCTGTTTTGTTGTTGTCAATCTTATTGAGAGTTTTCTTAAAATATATTGATACCATATCAGCAGCAACATCCTGTCTGCGGTAAATCTCCCCTACTGCCAAGAGGAGGCGCTCATCCTCTCTTATCATATCCCTACAAGTGCTACGGTAGTACTCATCAGGCACTAAGCATGAACCATAGTTTATAAGGCGCTGCCCGCCCGTTTTGACTCCATTAATAGTTGAAATCAAATTATCATGAACACTCCTGAGGGAGTTTGTGAGCGATATAGCCAGTTGCTTTCTTGACTGCATCTGTAGCTGAAAATAGCTTTGTGACATTCTATGCGCCTTTGTTGTATCATCCCTTCATTATGATTGATCAACAACCCTGCGTAGGGCAAGGCTCAAGATGAGTAAAAAAAGAAAAGTGCTGATTTATGCTATTACGATTATTACTTACTTTTTGGTTATTCCCGAGATCATTCTGCGTACGCTCTCTTCGGAGCATCTCTCGTGGTTAGGCTTTATAACTAGCTTCGGTGGCCTTATAAACCCGCTATTGTCAGTCATGATTTTTATGGGTGTTTTATCTATCGCTCTGGCTATCGCCACGATATATATCGCACGCAAATTTTTTCATTTCCGTTCACGTAATTAAGATCGCCATGATTAGCATCATATCTCCAAACGACTGCTTTGATGGCATATTAATATATTTTCGTTTGAAAAAAACCTAAATATACTTGTACCACTGCCACGAATGGAACAATATGCATGTAAAGTATAATGACTAAAAAATTCACATTGTAAACCTAACTGCGTAATAATTAAATAATTTAAATATAAATTAAACTCACCCCTCCGGCTCAATCCCCCTTGCTTTTAACGCCTCTCTCGCCAGATTCTTCAGCCAGCTTGCCAGACTAATTCCTTCTTCAGTTGCAACCGCATCGAGCTGTTTTTTTAAGGCGGGATCAATACGCATTTTAAATTGTGGAGACTTGCCTCCACCTTTTGGTTTTTTTTCACGCATTATTATTGACATGTGGCCACCTACTCCCTCAGTTTAGCCTTGTAAAAGACCACACTAACACGAGGCCTTTTATGAGAGCAACGCCCCGGCAGTGATGCAACACATACCGGAGCGTCTGACCACAACGTTCACTCTAAAGGAAACAACGCTATGGCTAATACCAATAGTAACATAACCACTCATTATGAAATCGTGGACATTCAACCAGTTATCGAACCGGCAGTATCAACCCTTTTGAAAACACCGCTCGGCACGACGCACGATCTCTTTCAGGTGCTGGAGGCATGTAGCCACTATGTCGATGCCCTGATTGAATGTCACGATATCGCCGCTCGTATGGCACTGTGCGGCCGTTTGCTGGCTGCACTCGAAATAGTGAAAGTTATGTTAGATCAGCCACTACCAGAACACCTGATTAAACGCCTCACACTGGCTAAAGGTGACCACAAAGACTGTCGCCGCGGTTGTTCGATAGATTCGGAAGAGATGCGGCAATATTGCAGCGCATTGACGTTAGTGTTGCTGAATCAGCCGGCTTCTACAGACTTGCAGAAACACATCACCGGCTTGTTATTCCAGATGATTAACATCATGACTGATGACTTAACCGCGCCGCGTTTTGTGCAAACAGCGTCGGGGCTGGTGATGATCGATAGCAAATTTACAGATAGCGTTCATTAATTTCGGCCATTTCCCTTCTTCCCTGTGGAAGAAGGGAATTCGCATACCGAATTCAAATCCCAGCGCGGAGTTACTCTTAGTACCAAAATACTTTATCACCCCTGCGTTTTCTTCTGCCGAAAATCGCCACGCTTTTTCTCTCTTCACCGGAAGCCTGTTTTGCCTGACTCATATCAGTGAAATCTTTTTATTCCGTACAGTAATTGCCAGTGTTCCCCAAGGGCCCCGGTCCCCACCACCGTACAGTTATTAACAGCACTCCCAGAGGCCGCTGTCGCGCCCTTAAACGTCAACGGCTCGCTGGCCTTCAGCCTGATCTCCCAGCGATCCCATCCAGGCCGCAGCCATAAAAAAACCCGCTTTCGCGGGTTGGGCTTACAGCAACTGCGGTGACGGGTTATTGCTGCCTTTCGCCATCACCGGCACGGTATTAATCTGCGCCGGTTCGACGATAATCCCGGATACGCTCTCCAGGGTTTTAAAGGTACAACTGCAGTTAATGTTCTGGCACTGGTGATAACGTTCTTTCGTCTCTTTCGAAACGTAACGGCTGCTTTTCGTATGGGCGGCGGTCTGACATTTTGGGCAATGCATCATAGTTGTTCTCCTCTCTGGCATAGTGCAACATTAGCCAAAGGCTAAACAAAAAGCAACAATAATTAGACTAAATCTAACTACCTTGCTTTTCAACTAAGATGTAGTCCACGTTTTCGGTCATCAACTCCAGGTTCAACTGGGTGGTAAAGCCACTTTTATCGAGGGTATGCACGATATTGGTAATCAGCCATTTTTGATTATCGATGACCGATTTAAAACCTTGAGCTTTGACCGGCGTTTCAGGAATCAACTCCGCAGCACCCAGCGCCAGTAGGATCTTCAGCGTAGCCCGGTTGCGTTGCAGTTCCTGCCACTTTGCCTTAGCCGCCTCCTCTGCTTCCTCCTGGCTACTGAAGTGCGTATTCAGTACATACAGCTTCTTATTGCTGCCAAAAACATAGGTTTTTCCCGGGTCTTGTTGCCCGATTGTGGGGATATTTTTGGCCGCGGGATGGACAGGGTTCACCGCCGGTGTTGCTGGCGGTATCGTGTTGACGGTTACCCCTTTCTGCTGCGCCTTTTTCTGATCGTACCATTTTGCTTCTACGCCACTGTAATCGTCGCGCTTAAACAATTTGTACTCATACTTATCGCCATCCTGTCGGTTCAGATTCAGGAGTGAAATCGGCTTTCCGCTCACGGTCACGCCCTGCCCGGGGGCAAAGAACTGCAGCATTTCTTTTTTAATTGTCGCCACCGCGCCAACCAGCATAGCCAGACGAGTAATAAATGTGCCGTCCGTTTCCTGTGTTTGATCGAGGTGCTTAATCTTTTTCTTAGCTATCTCCTGCGAAACTTTCCACTTGAGGTTATTACGTTTCGCGATTTTTTCCACGGCCTCGCCAACCGTCATGTCTGGATATGAATCAGTGATTTTAACATCAAGCGAACCGCTAAAATCGGCGCTTCGGGCGACCACCGTTATCGTGTCCGGCGCGCCCTGGTAGGTGACCTCATCAATGAGGTAGATGCCTTTATTTGCAAGCGGCTGTCCTTTCCAGCCAATCTCCAGGGCGACTTTTGCGCCAAAAGGCGGCATGACCAACTGGCCGTCGCTGTCGTCCAGCGTCAGCTCCAGTTGATCGGCCTGTAAGCCACGGTTATCCGTTAACTTCAGAGAAATCAGCCGTGGGCGAATATCTTCCGTTTTATCCTTCGTCTCAATTTTGATATTGAAGTCCGGCGTCGGCGCAACGCGCAGGGGCACCGGAATCGGGGCGATATCGCTCATCTCAGCGCCCTCCGCTCAGCGCAGAGGTAACGCTGTTGATGACAGAACCCACCCGTTGCGCTGCGTCACTGGCCCGGTTTTGCAGTTCTTCCGCCTGCCTTTTTAAGTCACCGAACATGCTGGTCAGCGAATCGTCTACCCGCAGCAGGTTGAGGGTAAAGCCTATCTTGCGCGCGCTGCCGTCGCTGTAAAATTCGGTATGCGTGGCCGAGAAATCTGTGACGACAAACATGCCGTAAATAATGCCATTGCCGCCAATCAGCGGCCACGCCAGGCCTTCATCGGCCATCGCCTTCAGTGCCAGCAGCGTGACATTGCCGCCGGTGATTTCAGGCCGGAGCTCGCCAGACAGGGTGATTTTATCGTCACCGGCACCCAAAAACTGGGTCGACTCACGTCGCCCCACGCGACTGTTTTTCGCCCAGCGATAGCCCACGTCATGCTTCAGATTGTCGAAGGGAAGGGTTTGCCGTACAAACGGCATCATGCCTAATATCATCATCATGGTGAATTAATCCCGGCTAAACATGGAGTTATAGCTGCTATCAGCCGTGGACCACGGCGATGCTGTGGAATACTGTGCAACGGCCTGTCCAATCGCCTGAGGGTCGCCCGTCGCATAGATGTTGTAAGTGGCCGTGTGCTGACGGTTATCCACGTTTGAATTGTTAACCGAGGGCAAAGGCTGACTGAGCGTGCTGTTAAGGCTGGCGCGCGATGCGGCCGGACGGGCATCCGCGTTATCCTCATCCTCGTCATCCTGCTCGCGCATTTTGGGCGGTGGCAGCTTGTCTTTCACCTTGTCAGATTTCTCATCGATGATGCCAAGTTTGCCCAGCACCCAGTCAATGCTTCCCCGCAGCTGATTCAGGGCTTCACCGGGCAATTTCAGCGCTGTCGCCAGCATGTTGCCGAAGCGCTGTCCCATCTCCCCTGCTGAAGCCAGCTCCTGCTGAGAAAACTTCACGGGTTCCAGCAGCTTCGAGAACCAGGAGCCCAGCTCGGACACTTTGTTACTGAACCAGTCAAATACCGGCTTCAGCGGCGCGAACGCGTCGCTTATCGGCCCCATTGCCGCGCTGAAACCTTCAGCAACGCCGCTGATAAAAGCGCTAATCGGTTCCCAGTATTGGTAAACCAACATGGCGCCCGCCGCGATAGCCGCGCCAAGCAAGACCACCGGTAGCGTAATCGCCCCCAGCGTGGCCGTAATCGCGCCACCGATGATGGCAAACGCGCTGCCCAGCAGCTCCACACCCGCCATGATGGTGCTCAGTCCGCTAATGACGGGCCAGGCAATGTTCCCCACGCTGGCCAGGGAATCCACCAACGTCAGCCCACCGGCCGCCAGCGTCAGCAGGCTGTCCGAGAGCTGGGGATTGATATTCATGACGCCGGTCAGGACGGACTGTACGGACAAGCCGTCCTGACTGATAGCCTGCAGGCTGGTATCAACCGACGCGTCTGCGGCTGGCGGCTGGGCAGCAGGCGCCTGAGACAGCTGATCCAGTCGGCCACTGGCTGCGCCCTTCATCAGCACTGCGGCAGGGGCGGCGCCCTGTTCACCAAAAATGGCCTGCAGATAAGAGGCTTGTTGGGCTGCGTCGAGTTTGTTTTTCTCAAACGCCGCCTGTACCTGACCGAGCACCGCGAAAATGGGCTGGTTGTTGCCTTGGTCGTCAGCGGTTTGCACATTCAACGCTTTCAGAGCGCTGTCTGCGCTGGCGTCCGGTGCCTGAACATGGGTCAACATGGCGCTGACGCCAGCACCGGCCTGGCTGCCCGTCATGCCGTTTTCCGCCAGCACGCCCATCATGGCCGCGGTCTGACCGACGCTTACACCGGCGTCCTTCGCGGCTGGCCCTACGGCGACCATCGCCGTCTTAAGCGCGGTAAAATCGGTTGTTTTATTGGCAAAGGTCGATGAGAGCACGTCGCCTAACTGACCAACCTGGTCATCTGCAATGCCGAACGCGTTTTTAATATTGAGTACCAAAGACGCGCTTTCTTGCATGCTACGCTGCGTCGCGTTTGCAAGGTTAGCCACTGCCGGTGCTGCAGCTTTTGCCTCACCCGATGAGCCACCCGATTGCGTAATCGCCGCGCGGGCTTGCACAATCTCATTTGCAGGTGACAGGTAATCAATGACTTTTCGGCCCTTCTCAACAAAGTCTTTGGCCTTCGAACTGGCACTTTGCACGTTATCTGCCAGCGCCATGCCGGCACGGTAGCGATCGCGTATGCGGTTGAGCTTGTCCTGACGTTGATTCAGCCGATCCATGGACTCACCCTGCGCATTGAGGGTGGATGTCGTCTGCTCGGCTTGTTGATTCAGCTTCCGGCGCTCACTGCTCAACCGGCGCGTGGAAATCCCGGCGTCATTCAGCGCCTGGCGTTGCTCCTGTACCGACTGACGCAGCTGAATATTTTTTTGCTGCAGCGCGTTAGCCGACTGACGCAGCTTATCCAGCGCCTGCGTTTGTTCCGCGGTGGGGTTTTGGGTGTTTTTTAGTTGAATGGCGAGTGCTGCCGCTTCTGCCCGGGTATTTTTAAGATTTTGCTGGGTCAGCGTCAGTTCTTTGCGCGTCGCACGGAACCCTTCAATCTGCGCGGATTTAGCGTTGAGCGCATCCAGGCGGTCCTGCGTTTCCTGGATATCCGCAGACAGTTTTTCTGTTTCTTTACGCACGGCACTGAACGGGCGCGTCGCCCGATCAACCGCTTCCAGCAGCACTTGCAGCTTGAGCGTATTACTCATCTGAGGTTACTCCACTGCGGATCATCACTCTATGCCGCCAGTCGAGTAACTCTTCCAGCGACATGGGATACATTTCTGAGGGGGGCCAGTGAAAAACGCTGGCAATATCGGCCATCAGATCATTGACCGTCATATCGCGGGGCCAGCTTACGTGGCCGATTTCGCTGACAAAAAACCAATCACCTTGCCGCCCAGGGCAATCAGGTCAACCGGGTCCAGCGCATTGCATTCCGCTTTGGTCAGCGAAGGCATCGTGATGCGGGGCAGCACCATCAACAGCGCATCCACATCGGACGAGGCCAGCTCGGCCAGTCGTACACCGCGCAGCGCGCCGGCGTTCGGTTTGACCAGCTCGACCTGGGCGATCACTACATCACCGCGTGAAATCGGGCTTTCCAGCACCACCAGGTTGTCTTTCTGTTCCGGCTTATCCAACTGTTCCATTTTTTCTCCATCTCAATCAAGAGGGGCCAGCGCAGAACGCGCTGGCCTTTGTTATTACACCAGGCCGAGATTTTTACGGCGCTGTTCCAGACGATCGACGCCGTTGACCTTCTCCACCATGTTGACGGTGTCGATTTCAATCAGCTCTTTGCCATTCCAGGTCAGTTTGAAATAGGTATTTTTGCTGGTGACTTTGGTTTCGGCGTTTTCACCCTGCTTGGCTTCACCGAAGTCAAACGCCTGGTGCTTACCGCGCACTTCGATTTCAACGGCAATCTCTTCGCCGGTGTCATCGCGCTGATAAGAACCGGTAAAACGTAACGGAACGTTGGCCGTTGCGCCCCACTGGCTGAGTACCAGCTCATCCATACCGCCCAGCGTCCACTCCATATCGAGCGCCGCATCGTCCAGGCCGTTATCGATAAACGCGGCACCGTTCATGCCGCCTGCGCGATAGGTATCCAGCTTGCGTGACAGCTTCGGCAACGTAACGGCGGTTACAATGCCCTGATAGCTGTTTGAATCATTAAAGAGGTTTAACCCTTTGAGTTTACGTGGCAGTGCCATTTATCCGGCTCCTTAGCTGTTTACGGATGCGGCGAAGTTCGCCAGATAGGTATCAGTGATGCGCTGACGCAGCGTCAGATCTTCCAGCGGGGGCACCGGCGTGTAGTCGTAATCGATAAACAGTTTGCCCGCCTTCAGGCTCTCTTTATCGTTCGCGCTTTCGTCGTACCAGCAGTTCGCACCCAGCAGATAACCAGCGCTGACCAGTTCACGGAACTTCGCGTTGATGCCGGCGATGATTTCGCGTACCAGCACTGGCGTCAGCGGTTTATCGTTGGCCCACATGTGCGCTTCCGCCATGGTATCGGCCAGCACCTGCGCTGAACGGGTGTAGTTCTCAAACGCGAAAAGCGGATCGTCGCTACAGGTGCGGTTGCCCCAGAAACGGAAGCCGTCTTTGCGGATTAGCGTGGTGACGCACTTCTCATTCAGCAGATCGGCATCGGTGCCAGTCTGTTGCAGATCCCAGAAAACGTCTGCAGAGATGCCGGTTACGCCATTGACGCCCACGTTGGACAGGGTTTTATGCCAGCCCGTATCGTTGTCAATTTTGGCGCGCAGGCCCAGCGCACGTGCGGTGGCATAAGCCATTTCAGATTTGCTGGTCGCGGTATTCCAGGCAATAAAGTCTGGCCAGATGACCATCAGCTCACGCTGGCTGAAGTTTTCGCGGTACTTCATGGCATCAGAGATGGTTTTGCTGTTCCAGGCGGACACGTAAGCAAAGCCACGCAGCTGCTGTGCAATGCTGGCCAGCGCGGTCGCCACTTCCAGCGAATCCAGCCCTGGCACGCCCAGAATACGTGGCTTAACACCCAGCTGAGTTTGCGCGCTGAGCAGCGCCTTCATGCCGGTGTATTTACCGTTCGCGTCTGTCGAGCCAATCAGGTTAGAGGTGGTTTCCGCCTGACTCGCGCCTTCTGCTACGCGAACCACGACAGTCACTGGCTTCGCCTGGTCAGCAATCGCCTGCAGCGCGGCCGCCAGGGTGCCCTGGGTACCAGCTTTGCCGATGGCCGCCTGCACGTTGGTCAGCAGAACAGGTGTGTTAAGAGGGAACGCCGTTGCATCAGCATCTTCTGCGGTGCAGATCATGCCAACAATGGCGGTTGAAACAGTCGAGATGGTGCGTGTGCCGTCATTAATTTCGACGACGCGGACACCGTGATGAAAATCAGACATCTGTAGCACTCCGTGTTGAGGGTGTGCTCAGAGTGTCAGGTCAGCAGAAAGGATGCATGCGATTGCGGTTTGCTGGCGCGTGGCTAAACAGCGGCGATAATTTACAGGGTAACAGGGCTGTCAAAAGCCTTGCTCCAGAGCCGGATATCCACGTTTTGACGCAGCCCCTCTTGCCAGAACGGGTCCTGCTTCAGGAGGGTTTCAACGGCTTCTTTGGATGCGGCTTCCACAATCCATAACGCACCATCGGGATGATCCGTGGCATGCTCTCTGAGGGAGCCCGCAATCAGTACGCCTGACCTGACGCTTTCCAGCCACTGCAGATGAGCGTCCATATAGATTTTGCGGATATCAGCCCGGTCGGCACGATCGTAAAAACGCACGGCAAATAACATCGCTTATTCCTGTTAGTTACTACTGTGATCGGTGGGTTTAGCGGCGTTGACTGGAAGATAGCGATACAGGGTTTTGACAGAAATATCCAGCACCAGTGCCACCTGGTAACGTGTGGCGCCGTTCGTCAGCATTCTTTTTGCCCGCTCCACGACGTCCGGCGTCATAATGCGCCGCCGCCCACCGATGCGTCCTTTCTCTCGCGCAGCGGAGAGGCCCGCTCGCGTGCGTTCAACGATCAATTCACGCTCCATCTCCGCCAGGGCGCCCATCACATGAAAGAAAAAACGCCCCATCGGCGTGCTGGTGTCGATGCTGTCCGTCAGGCTACGGAAATTGACTCCGCGTTCACGCAGCTCCTCAGTGAGCATGACCAGATGACGCATGCTGCGGCCAAGCCGATCCAGCTTCCACACCACCAGAGTATCGCCTTCTTTTAACGTCCTGAGCGCCCGCTTTAAGCCCGGTCGTTCGCTGGTCTTACCGCTGATTTTATCCTCAAAAATCTGTTCACAATTTGCACTCTGCAAGGCATTCCGTTGTAAATCGGTGTTTTGGTCATTTGTTGACACCCTGACATAGCCAATCAGCAT